GTGTAATACGTCACCGTCACGCCAGTTACTGGCGCGGCGTCGTTCAAATAGAGGTTCACGTACGAGTCAATCTCGCCAACGCAGAACATCGCGCCGACGTACCAGGTGCCGCCGGTGTAGGTGGCAGCAAAGATGCGGCCGCCGATCATGCACTCGCCGTACGCGATGGGGATGGCTGTACTTGCAGCCGCCACCGTCTCGAGCTGCTCCTTCAGGCCGCGCTGGCCGTTGAGTGTTGCACCAGGTGTGACAGGTGGACGCCACGGCGGGATGGTGACGGCCATCAGTTACGCTTCCCGACAAGCTGTGCGCGCACGTTCCACCAGGTGCCGTTGATGGCCTCCACGATAGGCTCGTTGACAAACAAACAGTCGTAGGTGTTGCCGTCGCCGGCGGTCACTGTGACGGTGGTGCCTTTGTTGCTGGTCCAGAAACTGGTCAGCGTGGTGCGGTCGGTGCTGGAAACGTACGGATGCTCGAGGTCGAGCTGGTACACCTGCTGCGCGGACAGATCCACCTGGCGCACGTAGCCCGCCTCGCTGATGTCGCTCCGCCGGTCGTTGATCGGCGTTATGCGAGAGAGCTTTGCGACGCTTGGATAGGCAGCCATCAGTTGCTCCGCTCGAGTGTGAACACGCCAGACGCCGTCAAGATCTGCAGGCCATCGGCTGGGAGGTGGTTAAAAGTGGGCGGCGTCACGTACAGGCGTGGCAGCCTGCGAACGGGTGCAGGACGCAGCCGGATCTCGATGGTCTCGCCAATGCCGACCGCGCCGATCTCCCCTTGGAAGACCACGTCAGCGTCACCAGTTGCGAACGGTCCATCGCCGTAGAGCAGCGAAACCGTCGCAGCTTTCCCCGAGACGCCAGCCAGAAACGCCGCGGTGTAGGTGAGAGCGTCGTTATACAGCGAGAGCTTCGTGCCGCTTAGATCGACGCGCAGGCCGGCTGCTGTGTAGGTGTTGCTGGCGTAGGTGATCGTCTCGCGTGATGACAGCCGGAGCGTGGTGGCGAGGCCGAGTTCCACCAGATAGACGGGACGCGAGACCGTGGCGGTAAGAAGCGCCGCAGTGGCGGAGCTGAGCGGTCGCGTCATGCGTTCACCTCACCGCGCGCTGCGGCGATTGCTGCGGCGATTGCGGCCGGATCGAACGCGAACCCACTACCACCCATCACGCCGGCGAACTGCGTGACTGCAGCGGCGAACGTGTTAGCCGCGGTCTGCTGCGTGAGCGCTGCGGTGTTCAGCACCTCAAGGTCAATGGCGTTTGCCGTGGCCGTCTCCCGGCCTGCCAGGCTATCCCGGCCAGCTTGGATCTGCTGATCGGCAATCGTCTGCGCCTGTGTCAGAAAATCCACGAACTCTTGCGACATCTGCTGGCGCTGCGTCTCGTCCAGCATCTGGAACGCAGAGCCTGCCAGCGCGTCGATCTGCTGCACGAGGCCGGCGATCTTGGCGGGGTCAATCGTGGTCGACAGCTCGTCCGTCAGACTGGCGATCTGTGAGCGCCTGCGCTGATATAGATCGGCTTCAGAAAGCATCGACTCTTCGATGGTGTTGATGGCGTTGCCGAACGTGGCGTCGACCAGTCGGCTCACCTCTTCGTATGCGACCGCTAGCTGAGCAGCCACTTGCTTCTGCGACTGCAACGCATCGGTGAGGCTGGTCATGCTTTCCAGCGAGCCGTCGTACTCCTGCGCGAGGTTAACCACCGCATCGGTGGCCTCGCCGTAGACGTCGAGCAGTGTCTTCATCTTAGCAGCTGCGGCGTCGCTTACTTCCGCCAGCACGTCGAGCTTTAGAAGCTGGTCAAGCTTGGACGCAAAGCCGAAGATCTGCACGATCTGCTCGGCCGTGCGCTTGCTGGTGTCTCCGAGGATCTGCTTGATGCGGCCGGTGAGCTGGTCGTCGATCTCGCCGATCCACGCCCTGGCAAAGTCGTCGGCTGATGTCTTGATCTTCTCGGCGTTGAACTTGTCGAGTCTTGCCCCAACGCCGAAACTGTTCAGCGGTCCTTCGTTGTCGACGTTGAGGCTGGTGTTGCCGAGGACTTTTCCGGCGAAGTCGACGGTGATGCCGGCCGCGCGGGACAGTTCGGTAAGGGTGGAATCAATCGCGCTGAATCCCTCCAGCAGCTGCAGCGCCGCTTCTTTGTCTGTGCGCTTGGCAACGGCAGAGAGTTGCAGGCCAGAGGCGGCGGTAATGGTCTTGAGCGCGGAGCCATCGGTTGGGACGTCTTTGCCGGTGGTGATTCCCAACTTTCCGAACTTCACCAGGTCGCCGGTGCCAAATATCTTACCGATTGCGTTTTCTGCAAGCGAGCCAAGAAACGCGCCGATCATTGTACCGAGCACCGGGATCGGGATTGCCGAGCCGACGATGCCACCAACCGCTCCGCCCAGTCCTGTGGTTTTGCGCTCGCCGAACAACGACTGTCCGAGTGCGTTTCCAGCCCAGCCTCCGGCAAACCCGCCGAGCAGATTGCCGCCGATGTTGACGAGGTTAGCGCCGACGCTGGACATCTCAGCGGTAACCGCATTACCTCCAAACCCCTTGGCAAGCCCATCGAATCCAAGCGCCCGCGAGAATGAAGCGAGGCCTTCGTTGAACCCCACAAGCCCGGCGGTCAACCCAGATCCAGCACCGCCAAAAAGCGAGTCAAGTCCACCGGAAAGCCCGCCGCCGCCGGCCATGCCGGCAAAGAAGCGTTTTCCGCCGCTAAGCACTGAGCCGATCCCGCTTATCGCGCTAAAAATAGACGTTGCGCCCCCAAGACCGCCGGCTCCACCTCCACCACCAGCCATGGCAGATGACGAACCGCCCAGCCCAATCGCCGAGGCAAAGCTCATCAAGATAGGACGCGTAATTGCCATGTGCGCCAGCTCTGCCAGCAGTTGCTTAAATGCGTCTTTCAGCGAATCGGCAAACGAGCCGAAGCCGGAGCCAATGTTCTTCCACATATCCACGAAGCTGCTGTCCACGCGCTGTACGGCGCCCTCAAGCGCATCGGCCCATGGATCGGATGCCTTAGCGGCAGACGTCATCGCCTTCTCGTGCGCCTTCGTGGCCTCCGTCGTGTCGTAGGTGCTGATCGTCAGCGCGTCCAGCTCGTCGCGCTGCGCTTTGGTGACCTCGACGTTTCCGCGAGCGGCGATCTCTGAGAGCTGCAGCTGCGCGCGATATCGTGCCTGATCTCGAGCGCTCACACCGAGCAGCGCGTTTTCAAGGCGCTTAGACTGCACCAGTTCATCGAGGCTTTTGCGCGCGTCGTCTGCGGCTTTGATGGCCGCCTCTCGAGCAGCCTTTACCGCTTTTTGTGCGTCAGTCTCTCCGGCTAGTGCAGCGGTTATTTTCTCGACGGAGACGGCGTTGCCAGTAGCTGCGGTGGTGGCAGCCTGTGTCGTTGCAGTTCCTGCGGCTTGCGCGGCGGCAACCGCTTGCTGCGCCTTTACCTGACCGGCGCTCAGCTCCTCGCTTAGCTTTACCGTTGCATTTAGATCGTTGATCTTCTGCGCGAGATAGCCAACCTGCTCAGCATCAAACGTGCCAAGCGTCTCCCCCCTGTCGACTCTTTGTTGGAAGACATCAAGCTGGCCCTGGTACTGCGCAAGCTGATCCCCGAGACGCACAAGATCACCTACAGCGGCACCACCAACGGCAGCGGCCAGACTTTCGCCTAGGTAGTTAAAGACGTTACCCGTTGTGGCGATGATGTTGGCGGTCGTAAGAACGGCAGTGCCGATGCCCGTAACGAAAGTGGCGATGCCCTCGGCGGTTTCTTTCTGCTGTGCAAGATCGATCAGCTGCGTGGCGAAGTCGTTCAGCGGATCCACAAGATCATCCGCAAGAGCGAGCCCGAAACCCTGAGCGGCTGTTTTCAACCTGTCCAGATTGTCGTTGAACACGCCAGCACGGGAGGCAAGATCGCCAGAGATCACGACGCCGAGACGCTGCGCCTCTTCGCCAAGGGTGCGGATTCCAGTGGAGCCTTCAGCCAGAACAGGCAACAGATCCATCCCGGCCTTGCCGAAGATCTTCTGTGCAATGGCTGCGCGCTGGGATTGGTTTTCGACGTTGTTCAACGCATCGCCGATGCGGCCAAGCTGTTGATCTGCGGGGAGCGCGATAAGTTCACGCGCGGAAAGGCCAAGCGCGTCTAGGTACTGCGCGGCTTTAGAGGCGGGATCTTGAGCGTTAGTGAGCGTGACGGTGAGTTTCTTCAGACCGCCTTCGAGCGTTTGCTGTGAGACGTCGGAAAGCATCGCGGCGTATTGAAGTTTGGTGAGTGCTTCGGTGGTGATGCCGAGCTTTTGAGAGAGGATATTGGCGGCGTCTGCCTGGTCGATTGCAGACTTGACGAAGAGCGCGGTGCCGGCTGCTGCAGCGGCGGCGGTGGCGGCGCCCCATTTTGCAGCGGAGACGGCAGACGTGCCGAGCTGCTTTGACCACTTGTCGGACGCGTCGCCCGAGTCTTTGACCTGCGTCTGAAGCTTCTTGGCGGAGCCGGTTGCCTTGTCGACCTCACGAACAAAGACTGAGCCATCAGCCGAGATGGCGACTTCGACTAGTGGCTTGGCCATTGGCTCTCCTGCTCAACTCGTTCAGCGTGGTTATTTCTAGAAGTTGGAGCGCGTCGAAAAGCTCCACCGTGAGCGGCTGCTCTCCGATGCGTGCAACCACCTCCACGCCGGCATAGTTGAGCCCGATGCGGTGGCCCATGCCGCCCACGTTCCACTGCGTCTGGCAGCGCATGAACAGGACCAGTGCCGGCCAGTTCTCAGGCTCAACCTCAAAGTCTGGATCCGCCGCCGCCACCATCGCGCTTGCGATGGTCTCCTCGTCAGCGCCCCAGGCAATCAGCTCCTCGCGCAACTCCTCATCACCGCCACGCTGCTGCGTCAGGTGCAGCGCGGCGTCGATTAGTTTTTTCTTACGCGACCGTTGATGCCTTCAATGTACGCCTCGAAGATGGCGCCGGCCGTCATGGCGTCGGCGATGAGCGCATCGCAGATGATCCTGTTGTCCGTCTCTGCGTCTCCGTTGTCGCCCTCGTACACCACGCCCTCGACGGACACGAGAACTTTCTCGATAAACTCAGCGAGGCGCCGGCCCTGCTCGGCCGGTGTGAGATCGGGAGCGCGGAAGGATTCGATCTCGACCTGCAGCTCGTCACGCTCAAGCGTGCGGAAGTGGCCGGTGAATGTGCTTTTGATGTGCTTGCCGTTGTCGGGTGTGAACACCGTGACAGGCCATGCGAACGTGCGGGACTTCTTCAGCTTAAACATGGTTTCACCAATTGACCGTTGGAGTGTTTGACCGTTAGAGCGGAATCCGCTGCAGGCACGGTCAACACCGGCAGCGGACGTTTCACCAGTTGCCTGGTGCCGCTTATTTCACCGTGATGGTGAACTCGTCATTTCCAGACGATGGGACGAACGCGAGGTTCATCTCGATGGTGCTGATGCCGGAGTTCTCGCCATACTTCGGCGAGAAGACCTGAACGGCAGGAGCATCAAACTGCACGATGTTGCCGGCAGTGATGCCGTGGATCAGCTGGAACGACGCCGTGGTTGAGGCAAGCGCCGTCGCAAACCAGCTCTTCACCGAGATAGCAGGCGACTCCACGACCACCGATCCGGTCGGTGCGCGGTCCACCATCTGGATCGACTCAGAGCCAACCACGTTCTGGTACTGCACATCGTTTGCGCAGTCAAACGTGAAGCCGTACATCGGGCCGGTGGTGCTGTGCAGCGAGAAAGTCGGCGTGTTGGTCTTGTTGCATGCCAGCGGGAGTTGGAACGCGGTGGTGGTCGGCGTCGGATCCGCCGTGGAGGACGGCGCCACGAACAGGCCTGTAAACATGAACTTAAACGCGGGGATAGCACCCGGCGCCATATCAAGTGAGAACGTACCGCGAGCACCCGTTACTGCGTGCTTCTGGCCGTCGTGGTGAAAGTAGATCGTTTGCGATTTGAAGTTCGCAACGGTTGATGTCGGCGCGTACACGACGCTGACGCCAGCGTTAACCGTCTCCACAAAACCGCAGGACTTGAACAGCGTCCCGAACTTCGGCGCGGTTCCAGCAGCTCCACCGCCAGCGACCTCAACCTCAAACTCCACCGTGACGTACTGGCCGACCTGAATCTGCAGCTCGTTGCCGAGGTTGCCAGAATCGAGGTTACGGCTGACGGTGTCGCCTGCTAGTGGGGTGATGGACAGGTTGCGCGTCAGGATGGCGTTGAGAGCGCCAGTCGGAGTCGCGTCCGTTCCGTAGGTCGTCTCCTCTTTGGAGAGAATCAGTTTCTTTCGTGCGAGCAATGGCATGGTGAGTTACCTCGTTGAGTGCCCTTGGGGAAACACGACGTGCCCGCGTCGCCCCAAGGGCGGCAGGAGGAATGGGCTCGTCGGATTCGGGGTTAGATCGCGGCGTCGGGATTCGCGGCGGTCGTGCGATACCAGGCGCGGAACGTGAGCCGCGCGAATGCGAGCGGGATGTCTCCCGCGTCTTCGATTTCCATGGTGGTTCCGGTCAACGTGACGTCGACCGCGATGCCGGCCATCGTCGGATCGGCAGCAATGGCCGACTCAACAGACGAGGCGAGAACGTCAACCGTTGCGTCGACGTCTGCGATTGCTTCCGCTGCAATCTCCACGATCACGTCCACGTCGCGATTCAATCGTGCAGCGGCAAGTAGCGGATCCTGCACGCTGGTTTCCGAGTTCGCGAAAATGGCGATCACAGGCAGCGTGTCGACGGGATAGACGCGCGACGTGTAGACGCGACCGCCGGCCAACGCGCCGAGCAGAGTGGCAAAGCGGTTGCGGATTTGCTCGCGGACGTGCGCCACTTATCGAGCCCTCCGCCACTTGGCTAGTTCTTTCCCAACGCGGTAGTCCATCGTCGAGCGGAACTCGGCGTCGTAGATTTCTTTGACGCGGCTGGAGGTTGCGACTCGCGCAAGCGTGCGGGTCACGAGGCCGTCAATCGAGACTGCCTTTTTCCGGATCGGGAGCTTTTGTCCGCTTAGCCGATAAAAGACAGAGTCGCCTCGGCCTGGTATCAGAAATGCGTTTTTGTCGTAGGTGCGCCCACCGAGCCACGCGTAGGAGATGCCGGCTTTCTTGCGTACCGTCACTTTCCCCAACCTCTGCACCGGGATCACCCATTGGCCGATCTTGAACACGGCCTCGGTTTTCATGGCCTTACGCGTCGCGCGCTTTGACGAGCCGTTGAATATCCGTTTGCGCATCACGCCTGACGGAATCTTGAATTCCCGCGTGATGTTTTGGCGTGTCTCGTTTCTGATCTTGCTGCGGGTGCGATCAAGTGCGCGCCACGTTGCAGCCGGCGCCATCTCTGCAGTGATGCGCTCAAGGAGTTCGGTCATGTCGCCGACGTTTCCCGTGACGCTCACGACGTGCGCCCCAGCACCATCAGCACTAGGCCGGGGTCGTTCTCCTGGTAGTCGACGACCTTGTATGTGATCGAGTCGACGCGGATCTGGTCGCCTGCTGCGGCGGTGGTCGGGATGTTTTCGGCATCCGTCAGGATCGTTGATCGGAATCGGGAGGTAGTGACACCACCGACACCAGAGACCTCGACCTCTGTGCGGTCATAGATGCCGGCAAACGTGCCGGTGCCCCACGTCAACGGGTCGACGCTCACGGCAAAGTCTGAGAAAAACACGCCCATGTCGGCGGTGCTGAAGTTCACTTGTTGGCCTTGCGCACTTGAGAGCGGCGAGGCTCGACGTCTTCGATGTCCTCGGGAGCGAGTCGCGCTTTTCCGATTGACACCAGAACGTGTGCGTCATTTTCCGACGCATCCACCACGGAAAACGCAGGCACGGCGATGCCGCCGCAGACGGTGTCCGCAGTGATGAGGATTCGTTTCATGGGTTGCCCCAGTAGGAAAAGAAAAAGGCCAGGCCCGCGGTAAAGCGAGCCCAGCCCCTAGAGCGTCAAAATATCAAACAGTCAACGCGTCCAGCATCGCGGCAAAGCTCTCAGGGTGACGGACAGCAACGTCCACATCCTGAAGCGCTACAACGCGAACGGTGCCGGCGGTGGAGCCCGTATAGGGATCGACCAGCAGATCAAGCCCAGACCACATGCCGATCATCAGATCGCGCCAGTTGCCGAAGAAGATCGCCGAGCAGACCGAGGTCGAGGTGCCTTTGGTCAGCGTGCTGCTCACCTGGTTGGTTATCACTGAGGTGTAGCCGTTAAGCGGCGTCGAACCCTCGGCGTAAACAAACATGCCGGTGCTGGTGGCTTTCTCGGTGCTCTTCAGCTTGCCGCGCACTTTCGCGTTCGTGCAGTAGGCAAGATTGCCTACGTCGGCGTTGGCAACCGCCACCGCGCTCTCCAGCGCGATGATGTTGGCGTACGTCGGCGCGAGGCCGTTCGTGCCGCCAGCAACGGAACCGATACCGGAGGTCGCTGCCACCCCGGTCGGCTGGTTCGATGCGCCGCTGCCATGCAATGCGACGCGGTCGATTTCCAGCGCGAGGATCGTAGCCAGATCGTTACGGACGAACGACTCGACATCGATGGAGGTTTGCAGCGTCAGCCTGCGGCTGAAATCCGTAAACGCACCAACAGTCTTCGGTGACAAAGTCACCTGGTCGAACGCCTGTTGCGACTCGGTCGGCGCACCGTTCTCAGCAACCCAGTACGCGGTCGCTGCGGTGGTGTGACGCGGGATCGCCACGTTGCCGTTCAGCCCGCTCATCACGGTGCCAACCTGCATCATGTAGCTGCGGTTGCGCAGCAGCGTGATGAAGTCGCCGGCCATCAGGTCGGTCGCCACGGTGTGGCCGCCAGCGGTGCTGGTGCCCACGAGCAGGTCACGAGCGAGGACGTCGATCGGCACGGTGATGCCGCGGCTTGCACGGCCGAGCCTTTCGGCAGCCGCACGGCTGGCCTCGAACTCAAACGCAGCAGCTTCTTGCGCGCGACGATCGGTCGGGTTGGCAAGCGCGTTGATAGCGCGAACGAACGAGAACGAGCGGACCTCGCGATCCGACATGCCGATGTCGCTGGACGGCACGGGACGCGTGCGCTCCAGGTGCTCGATCACCGAGGCGCGGAACTGGTCGAGGCCGAGGCCGCCGTCGATGGCGCGCTCTGCCAGGTCAACCACTTTAAACGTGTCGCCGAGTTTGCGGATGCCACGCACGCGATCAAGCTCGCGATTCCGGACGTCGTTTTCGAGAACGCGCACATCGACGGCGGGTGCCGGCGCAGGCGCAACTACAGGCTGGATGTTTTCCATTTGAACTTCCTCAAAAAGTTGATGAATCAGAACGGGAGCGAAATCGCTGCCGCTGGCGCGTCCGATGCCGACGGTCACGTCTGCAGGAATGGACACGAGGGAGACCTCTAGCGGCTCCCAGTCCACGGCCCGAAACACGTCCGGTGCGGCACCCTTGCCCACCCGTTCCTGCTTCATCTCGTGGATGCGGTAGCCAACGCTCACGCTTCGCCGGATGCCGTCGACGACGTCGTTGAAGATCTCGCTTGCGCGCTGCCCACGTCCGAAACGGACACGGACCCGGCCCCGCCGGTCGCCATCAATCGAGACGCTTTCAACAACGCCGACTTGATCCGTCGGGTTGTGATCGACCAAGACCGGCCCGCCGTTTTCGAGACGCCCAGTGCGTATCGAGGTTGGCGAGTGGTCGAGGATTTCAGTGCCGAAGCTCCGGTCGACCGGCTCCTCGGAGGAGAACGCAAGCTCTACAGTTCGCGCCTCGGTGTTGATCGAGTCGCGCGCTACATCGAGCGCTCGGAATTGCACAGGCAGATCAAGGCTGCGGTTCATTGCTGCCACCATTGGTTGCGGGTTGTTGCTGCTGAATCGAGATGCCGAGCTGATCGAGGCGCGCTTGTTCGGCGGCCAGCTCGCGCCACACGTCGTCGGGATCGCGGCCCTGCTCGCGGATGACTTCGCCGCGCGACTTGAGGCCGTTGTTGATTGCGGTGACGTTTGCGTCCGTGTCTTTCAACGGATCCACCCACGACCAGCGGCGCGGCTGAAAGCTCGCCGACTTGTAGCGGTCGATGTCTTGCGACCGGAGGCTGCCGCCGCCGGGAAGTGCTACGGCGTTTTGCAGGCCGATTGCGGTGTCAATCCACGTCTCGTAAACCGGACGGACAAACCCCTCGATGAACCACGTCTGTAATGACTTCCACGCTTCGCGGTCTTCGAGAACACCGGCTCGAATCGAGCTGTAGTTCACGCCCTCAAGGTCGTTTGATAGGCCGGCATAGGACACGCCGAGGCCGGCGCTGATGCCGCGTAGGCACGCCTTCGTAAACTCCCCGAACTGTTGGTGCGGGTAGTCAGGGTTGAACGATGTGAACGACGTGCCGGCCGGCAGCTGCTCGAACGTGCCAGGCGCAACGTCCGTGATGACTGCACCGTCTGCGTCGTTATCGCTGCCCGTGTATCCGTCACCTGCTGCGCTGGTGAAGAAACCCATCTTTGCGGCGCCAACCCGAGCGGCCGTGATCGCCGCCTCCTCGTAGCCGGCCAGCATCTGCAGCCGTGGCAATGCCGTTGCCAGCATCGGGAACCCGCGCAGCTGGCCGACGTACTCAGGCACGAACAAGTGCAGCACGTCCTGCGCCGGGACTGCGGTGTGCCCCTGGTCACCCTTGAACCAATAGCTGAGCGCTCGCCCGACGGCGTCGACTTCGATTCCGAACCGGATCCGGTTCCGCCCGTGCTGGGGATCCACGTTTAGCTCGACGTCCAGCAGCTCGGGATCCATCGCCAGCAGCGAGAACCCGTACGGGTTGCGCGCGTTGCGATTCACGATGGCGATGAACTCCCCATCGACTGCCACGCTGGCCAGCGCCAGTTGCTGCATCTGCACCCACGAGAGCCTGCCGGCCGAGTCGCAGGTAGACGCCCTGCCCCACTTCTGAAACGCCGCCTCGATGGCATCGTTCGCGCTGATGTCGAGCGGCCCGTATTGCGCGGCAAACGCTGCCGAGTTCTCGACGGTTGACTGGATCACGATCCCGTTTGGCCCGACCACGTTTGACTTCACCAGCTGCACAAAGCGGCTGGCGTAATCGTTGTTGCGGTATTGCTCTCGGCTGCGAGCGCGCAGCACGCGGAGGTTTTTCTGCGTGACGTCGTGAACAGAGACGACCGTTGTCGTCCACGTCGACGTCAGGCGATCAGGTGCGCCAGCGGTGTAGTAACGCGACGCGGGCTGAAAGCCGCGCACGGCTGATCCTCCGGCGGTTGTTTTTCGCCGGAACAAATCGAGCAGGCCCACGCTACATCCTCACGCGGATGGTGCCGGTGGCCCCCATCCCTGCGGCGATCTTCTGTGCCTTCTCTTCCGCCGCTACCTCGGCCTTGTACTTGTCGCGCCACTGGAGCAGCTGCTCGGGATTCATCTTGGAGATGGACCGGCCGCCGATGGAGTAGGCCAGCTGATCCGAAGACGCCCTGCCTTCGAGCGTGGCCTCCAGTGCATCGAGCGTGCGCTGCACATGCGAGCGGCCATCCACGGCGCCGGTGGCAAAGTTGGCCTCGACTTTCATCTGGCCGGACGCGACGGTGTAGCGCTCGGACGTTGAGGACTTCGTGACGTAGGCTTGCCAGGCGTACTGGCCCGCAGCATAGGTGGCGGTGGTGGCGGCTGAGAGAGTGACGAGGTGCTTGCCGTCGCCGTTGTCAGTGCCGACTACCGAAAGCCTGATGCCGTCGCGCACGATTGCGTACGTGAGCACCCAACCGCTGGCCGGCAGATACTGCGGCAGGTCTTTGGTCCAGGACGCTGAGTCGCCAGCGACGATCCGTGACGGCTCCACAAT